TACCACACTGTTTGATGTTTCTTCTATGTCCCCAGTTTTTTGTAAGATAGCATCAAACGAATATTCTGGTTCATCTGTGAATTTTAAAATCTTCGGTTCATCTGAATGTAACAACATATTTAACTTATTGAATTTTTTTCTAAAATCTTCGTTAGTTGTTGCTTTCATCTGAAATTTAACCACAATAGGTCTTACCTCTAAATTTCCATATAAAAAATATTTTCCGTCCGTCCCTGGAATATCAGTTGAGTTTATGTTCTTACTTAATAAACCCCGACCACTTACTGCTAACGTTCGAAAACCTTCTAAATCTGTATCGATATTTACACCATTAAATATAGTTTGAATAGAAGAGTGTAATTGCTCTCCTATTTCATTAGTATTAATAAAATTGTACATTTACACTCCTCCTAAATTGAATAAACTTCTTCTAGCTGTACCGCTTCACCGTTTACTTGATTAATATCACTCACAAAGGCTCTAAAGTCCTTATTACCTAATTTGAATGTAATTACCATAGGTTGTGAACTGATAGTATTTTCAACGTTTAAAGCTTTACTTTGATTGATATTAAATCTAGACTCAATAGCACCTGTAATACTTTGTACTTTTGCCATAGTCTTATCAAAGCCATTATCTAAACCTCTATTAAGCCCACCCATAATTGCATTACCAGCAGGAATTAATAAACGTCTATCGACTTCAATCGGCCCTTTATGGTCTCTAATCCATCCAGCTATCCCACTAACAAAACCTTTTACGCTTTCCCAAGCAGATTTTAAACCATTTAAAAATCCGTTCATAATAGCACGTCCGATATCTGTTAAACTGATATTCCTTAACGTATTAAAGATGTTTGTAACCCTACTCACTAAACTTTGAACTCCATTTTTAAAAGTATTCCAAGCGTTTTGAACAGCATTAACCAATCCTTGAATAATGCTTACTACACTTGACTTAATAGAATTCCATGTGTTTACTGCAATGCTTTTCACTGTGTTAATTAAAGTTGTAAAGAAAGCTTTGAATCCTTCCCACAATGCTTTTATTCCGTTAACTAGTCCAGTTACAATTGTTGTGACAGTTGTTTTTAGAGCATTCCATATAGTCGTAGCTGTAGTTTTTAGAAAGTTCCAAATAGCTTCTAATGCTGTTTTTAGCCCTTCCCAAGCATTTTTAATTAATGCGACTGTAACTCCGACTATTGCTGTGATAACAAACTTTATACCTTCCCAAACCATTTGAATAGCTGCTTTAATAGCATCCCAAATCATTTGTAAATCATCTTTAAGTTTTGTGAAGTTACCTGTTACTAAATCAATTACGATTAGTACCGCTCCTAACACAATAGCTTTAATAAATTCCCAAGCACCTTGAATAATCATTTTTACACCTTCCCAAACTGCTGAAAGGCCTTCTTTTAAGATGTTCCATGAATTTATAAAACTATCTATAAACGGTTGAACAACAGCAGAAATAGCACCGACAATATAATTCCATGCAAATGTTGCTGCAAAAGAAATAATGTTCCATATTCCTTGTAAAGTAGCTACTGCACTATTCCAGGTATCTGTTATCCACTGAACCACAGTTTGCACTCCTGTTTTTATACCTTCCCACAATGTACTGAAGAAAGTACCACAAGCACTCCACGCTGTTTTGATAGCTTCCCAAGCTGTAATAAACGCTTGTTTGATAGCTTCCCAAATAGCTATAACTGCATTTCTAAAACCTTCGTTGGTATTCCATAGATAGATAATTAAAGCGACTAACGCTGTAATTGCTGCAACTATAAGTACAAATGGATTAATTGCCATAACCGCATTTAAAGCCGCTTGACCAATTGTTGCCGCTTGTTGTGCTGTTTTAAAAGCTGTCAACGCTGCTCTTGCCGATTCAATAGCGGTGGTTATCATTAAAGCTGTTCTGAACCCGATGAATGCACCAGTCAAAGCAACCACAATAGCTTTATTATCACTTAACACACTAAATAAACTAGTTATTCCACTAACAATCGGTGGTATAACTGTTTTTAACACACTTAATCCACCTGTTACAAATTCACCTATACTATTTATTATTCCAGTGATCTTATCCTTACCAATAGCATCTATTATTTCATTAATCTTTGTGACAATACCTGCTTGCATATTCCCTACTGCACCTTCGATAGTTTTAGTAGAGGTTGCCGCTTCTCTTGCAACATCTGTCATACCTAAATCCATAATAGCTTTATTAAATTCATCAGCACTAATTTTCCCTTGCTCTAACGCTTTTCTAAAGTCTCCAGTATAAGCTCCGTTTTTCTTCAATGCTTCTTGAATTTTTCCACTAGCCCCAGGAATTGCATCAGATAACTGTCTCCAGTTTTCACCAGTTAATTTACCAGCAGAAGCGGTCTGAGTCATTACCATAGCTACTGATTTAAATGTATCTGCATTACCTCCAGCAACTGCATTTAAATTACCTGCCGCTTGTGTTAGTCCGTCATAGTCTTTAATACCGTTTGCTGCTAACTGTGCTGTAGTATTTGCTATCGTGTCTAAATCATACACAGTATCATCTGCATATTTCCTTACACTTGCTGCACTCTTTTCTATAGCACTATTATCTAATCCAGCGAACTGCATTGTACTTCTGAACTTATCCATTGCATCAGATGCTTTGAATGATTCACTAATCAAACTGCCTATATCACCAGTAACTTTAGTAATAGCTCCTGCCGCTAAATTTGCCAATGCCATAGCTTTGAATGTACCGCCGATTTTCTGTCCGCTTTGTTCACTCTTACTAGCTTTAGCATCAAACTTATCTAGCTTTTCATTAATAGCATCTAGCGTGTGAGTAAAACCTTTATCCACCGCAGATAATATAGCTTCTACTGAATATTGTTCTGCCATATTTTATTCTCCTTTCTACATATTTGCTTTTAATAGTAAATTGCTTAATTTTTCATCTTTGATAGTAGGTACTATTTCACCAGTTATTTCTCTATACTCTTTTTCGTAGTCGAAAAATTCTTTAAAATTTCCGTACGCATATACTTCTTTTCTATTTCTCATCTCTGTTGTTTTAACTACACGATTCAACCATGCTTGCTTGTAAATTAAATGTTCTTCATCTAACAACTTTAATTGAGCACCTTTCATCAGTAAGTTATATTGATTAAGAGTGAGTATATTTATTTCATACATACTTGTGATACCTAGATACCTTACACAATTTACTATTATTTCTTCGTATGCTTCTTTGGAGTTTTTATAGTTTATGCTTCCTGTGGATTCTCTTCGTTCTGTTTCTTCAGATTTTCCCTGTTCTGTTTCAGAATTCTCTTTCCCGCATTACTTTCTTCTAATGCTTTGATTACTTCATCGAATAAAGCTTCGATATCTTCGTGTTCATCAATAAAATTATCAATTTCAGTCTGTGTCGGTCTTTCTTTTTCTAGAAATGTTCCTGCATATAGAACATCAGATAAACTTGCCACATCTCCTCCTAGAATTTCTGGTATTTTCATACTTAAAGACATACCAAGCTTAATTCCTTTAGCTTCTAGTGGATGGTTTTTATCTAATTCACGTACAAAACCAACTCCAAATTTCACTTCTACTGTTTTATTTTCGTTTAATCTTAATTGCATATTATTTTCCTCCAAAAAAATAGCTAACCAGTATTTCTACCAGTTAGCTTTGTTTAATTATTCTTCTGTTGTGTCAATAGTAGTGTCTTTAAACACATATTGAACCACTTGTGCTTGTTCATCAGTTAATGTTGCATAACCTGTTTTCCCAACTCCATTGATTGAAAATTCAAGCTCTAATTCAACGCTATCTTCTGAGTTAGGATTAGTACTAAATTTAGTTACATATCCTCGATAATAAGTAGCTTTATACTTATTAGATTCATTTTTCTCAGCTTTATCAATTTCCCAGATTTCAATAATATCACCATTGATTAAAGCTTCTCTTAATTCCTCGATATGCTTATCACCTTTAGCTACGATTGACTTAGCCGAAAAATCATACTCAACTGCACCTAAATTTTGGACATTTCCATCTTTAGTTTTTTGTGCATCAGCATCTCTACTGATCTCATTACTGTGTTCAGTCTGAAAAGCTAATTTAAAAGCTGCTTCTGTTTTCGCATTTTTTAAAAATCGATATAAAAGAATAATATCTATACCCTTTTTAGCTTCATAAGTTTTTTTTGCTTCTGACATTTATTATCTCCTTATCTTAAATTAAATTCTAATTCAATAACCGCCCTTTTAAGAGGTGTTACTGTTGTTCTATCGTCAAGTATTCTGATATTGCTAGAATTAATATTTAAACTCCACGAATAACCGTCTGTGTGCTCTATTCTCAAACATTTATCTAATATAGCATTTGCCATAGTAGATACTTCTTTTCGTTTTGTTTGTAACCCCCACACAGATAGTGAGAGAGTGACATTTCCTTTTACATCCGTCTTATTAATTGCATAACTAACAGATGTATCTTCCATTTCTACGAATGGATAAGGTACTTCATTCATAGGTTTATAATCATAGACTTTATATCCTAAATTCTTACATATCTTGAATACTTCATCAAAAATACTTTGTTCTCTAGTTTTAATCATGTTAATTTTTTCAAGTCATTAATGAACTCTTTCTTAACCTGTTGGAAAGCAGGTTTAACAAATGGTTGTTTATCCATAAAACGTGTACCATATTCAACGTACGGAGAGTATTTAGTGGTTGGTTTAACTCTTGCCAGTAAACCGCCTTTTTCATTTAGTAAGTTGATACTTCTTCTAGTTTCACCAACAGAATATCCAGCTTTAAATACTGCCTTTTTAACCATTTCTTGTTGTAAACTTGCTCCGTGTTTCTTCACAATTTCTTTTACTAAAGTCATTTGTGCTTTGTCTTTTAAATCAATCTTTAATTTTTTTATGCCATGTATCTTCAGTCCCATCACTATCATCCCTTTCAAGATAAAAAGCTTTACTAAGTTGCTTATCTGCTGTTGGAATATATCGCTTTCCACGGTATTCAACAACATTAAACGGTTTATTATAAGCATTTTTTAAGAATATAACTTTTCTTTGTTTATTATAATCTCCGAAAATCTGAACTGACTTACCAAGTCCTAAATCCATTGTGAAGCATGCAACAATATCTGAATAGAGTTCTTTATAGACATGTTCTCCTGTTTCGTAATCATACTCATTTTTATCTACTTGCTTTAAAATTGCTCTATCTGAATATCTCATTAGAATATTAATAATTGACCTTTCTTTGATTTTTCTTTCTTGAAGTCTTCTCTTAACATTTCATCCCAAGGGGCGAACTCATTTAAAAAAGTCTCATAGTTAACAGAGTGACCTTCAACAGATTCAGACGTAGCACCTTCAGCACCACGTCTGTTAAATCTTTTAATAACACAATCTTCAATAATGAACCTGTATTTATTTTCAATTTCATCTTGTTTATAAGTGAATTTGAAATGGTCAATAACCTTATCAATAAGTCTACATAGGATAGTATCTTGCAAAGTATCACGAATATCTAAATCTTCTTTAACGTTATCTAATACTAAATCTCTATCCATAAGTTAACTCCTAAGGTTCGATATCCAACATATACACATCATCTAATCTTTCGAATGATGGTAAAGCAATCATAGATACTTTAGTTTGAACATTGACAGGATCAACTAGTTTTTGAGTTGTAATAGCAATACCAGTATTTACAACTTTCACTTCAACTCCAGAAACGTTACCACCTAATAAATCAGATTCTTCTGGCGTAGTACCAAATACTGTTTTACCTAAAATAGCATTAGGAATAAATGATACATAACCTTCTGGATAGAATTTTTTAGCAACTCCATCATCATCTGTGAATGTGTCGTTTTTAATCTCAACTTTTACACCATGTGTATCTGAAAGATAATCAGTTAATTCAGTAGTTGTTACTGTTGCTCCTTTAGGTGCTAATGGTTTAACAATTTTAATAGTTGAGTCTGCTTTTCTGATTAAACCGAATGTTTTTTGAGTCATGATAAGAATTTCTGCTTTCTTACCTTGATTTTCCATAGCTTCAATTGCTTTTTCAATATCTGCTAGTGGAGTTGCCCCTGCTTCAGTCCATTTTGTTCCTACAGTTCCTTTCATAGAGTCTTTAACTCCATAATCAAACTCTTGAGCTACTCCGTTATTGTTAAATGAGATTTTACCAGTTGCTAACACTTGCATTCTCATAGCCTCTAGTCTTGCTAATGCACCGTTAAATAAATGTGTTTGGTCATCAAAAATACCAGCAATCACACTATCAATAAGTGCTTGATTACCGGTAGCTTCAATCATATTTAATTGTTGTCTTTCTTCTTCTTTAACTACAATAGCTTCTTTGAAGAATGGCATTTGCTCTTCTGTTACGCTTAAGTTCATTCTCTCACGTAGTGGAGCTTTAGTATCGAACGCAGCAGGTTTTAAAGCTACTGCTTTACCACTTCCACCTTTTACAAATGCTAATTTAATTCCTAATTGTTTTCTAGCAGGGAATAATTTATCTCCTAAAGTAGTATCAACGTTCTCTTGTGAAGCGTTCCAATATCCACTTACATTTTCTGCTGTAATTGTATCGTAAATTAATGCCATATTTTATAGTCCTCCTTATACACCTTTTACAAATTTAATTAAGTTTAATTTTGATTTTACGTTTGCATCAACAGTACCACCGTTGCATTTGTCTTCACGTAGAGTACCTTTAAACACACACGCTACTACTGAGTCTCCGTCAGTTAAATCAACGTCATGTAATGCTACTCCATCAACGTATTGTGCTGTTGCATCACCTGTTAATTTTTTAACTTTTTTTGTTCTGTCTTCGAAAATAGACTTACCATCTCCAGCTAGCAATGTTCCAGCTTTTAATAATTTACGTCCGTTTTCTGTTACTGTTCCTGTAGTTGCTTTATCTACTGTTACTGAAATAGCTTCAAACTCTAAGTTGTGTAAAATTTCAGTTTTATTAAAAATTGTTGTTGTTTTCATCTCTTATCCTCCTAAAATGGTTTTTTGTAACTTACACCTTGTGCCAGTCTTGCTCCTAAGTTCAACGGTTTTTCTGCTCCAGTAGCCCCAACATTAGGTGTCGTTTGTCTAGCAGATTCTTTCACGGCATTATTAACTGCATCTTTAAATGCTTTTTCGAATACATTTACTGCTTTTAATGCATCTTCTGCTGTACCATGTAAAGCGAATGTTTCAGCTAATTCAGTTGGTAATCCTTTACTAACTAAATCTTTCTGAACTTCCACAATTAGTTGAGAGTGTCTAAACTCAGCTACTTGTTTCTCAAATTCTGCTTTTTGGTCCTCAAAGTCTTTATCACGTTTTTGACTTTCACTTAATTTTGAATAGTCTTCACGTTTTTTTATTTCTTCTTCTACTCGTGAATTTATGTTAGCATCATGTTTCGCTTGTTGATTTTTTAAAGCTGTTTGAACTGCTTTATTTACATAGCTATCTAATTCAGATTGAGTAGCAGGTGCTTTAAACTCAGGTTCAGTATTATTTGTTTCCGTTGTTCCCTCATCTGCAAAGTGTTGTAGGTTTAGTTTTAATAAAAATTGTTTGTTCATTGTTTCTCCTTATCCACGCTAGTCTTATTTCTTATTGATTAGTTGTGCACCACTTATCTTTAGAAATAAGCCACGCTAGTTTAATTTGACATAATAAAAAGACCTTTTAACGTCATGTCTAGGACGAAAATGGAAAAAAGGATGTATTTTTCCATTTTGAAAGTAGTTATTTAATTGAAAATGGAAAGTAAGCGATTTATTTCCATTTTGGCATAATAAAAACACCTAACAAAAAATGTTAAGTGTTTAGTAGATAGCTATCTAATTTATAATTTTTAATTAATTCAACATACCTTTTTGG